GCGCCTCCCCTTCGGTTACAGAAAGTCTTCCCAGATCAGAGGCTCGCCTTTGGCGATACAGTCGGCATAGTATCTCGTAAGAGCTATGCCGTCTTCGCCATCCGGATCGTCTATGTACGCCTTGACGTACTGCATGATCTGGGCCTCGGAAGACAGAGGCTTCGGATAGAAGTCCGAGTAGGCCATGTTGGCGACGTACATGCAATCGTAACCTTTTGCCTTTTCGATTGTCAGTCCGTTGCGCTCAAGGGCCTGCTTGACCTCCTCGTGCGTCCACCGGTGCGACGACCCGTCGGCGTTTTTCATCCGCTTGGGGTCCGTCGCATATTCCGCGAGCTTTTGCGAGAAATGCCATCCGTAGTGAGACAGGTATTCACGCATTCCCCGTGGTATCTGCTCGTAAACGTCGAGTCTGTCCATAGTCTACCGACGTCTGTAGCGAGAATACGGACCGGTTCCACGCACTCCACGACGCTCGCCATAGTCATAGTCGTCGTCATCGTCTTCTTTCCACGGCTCACGCATACCATAGCCTCCGCGTCCGCCTCCGGAATAGCCTCCGCGCTCGCCGTAGCCTTCGTGCATCTCCTCCATTGCCTTTTTGTAACCTTTTCGATATGCTTTCTCAAGCATCTCGTCGATCTGCTCGTCGTCCCCGTTGGAACCGCGAGCGATCCCTATTGCATTCCATGCCATAATTACTTGGTTTTTGGTGTTTCCGGTTTGAGAAGGCTCTTGATGTCGTTAAGCGTCGGAACGGACTTTATCAGTCCCTTCAGGTCGGCCAGCTCCTTGTTCAGCCTCTTGATCTCCTCATCCTGCTCTCGGGTCTTGGCGTAGGACGGGTCGAGCTCTTTGAGTATTTGATCGTATGCGGCCAGGTTGGCCTTGTGCCGGTCGAACGAGTTGATGATGTCCGTGCTCTCCTTCTGTGCCGCCGTGATCGCCGGCATAAGCCCCTCGCGTGTCATGGAAACAGTAAGGCCGTCTTTCGACTCGACGTCCATATTGGTCCTAACGCCCCACGACTCGTTATTGTCCAAAACGATATTGATATATTGCTGCTGAAACGGCGTGAGTTGCCCCGGCGTAGGCTGCGGATAATAGGGTATGCCTATCTCCTTGACTGTTGCGACATAGAATTTCGGCGTCTCCCGAGTGTCTAAGACGTACACGGAACTGCCCTTTCTCAAATTCAGAAACATGGTTTTTAATTTTTAAATAGGGAAGCCCGAAGCGTTTACGGGCTTCCCTGCTGATTGGTTAAACAATGCCTGTCATGATTTGCAGCGTGTTCGTAGTCCGGTCGAACCAGAACTCGTAAACGCCCGTCCCCGGAATATCGGCGACCGTCAGAGGCGCTCCGTCGAATTTGGTGACGGCCTGTGTCGCTCCATTGGTCGAGAACAGAATGGGCAGCGTCCCGGTGGTTCCGGTAGGAATCTTTTGGGCTATGTCCACGAATACCGTTCCTCGATACCATGCGTTGACAAACGCATGGTTCTGAAAGGCGAACACTACATTATCGGTGTTGACAGTAACCGCAGTGGTCGCAATAGCGGCCGACCCGCGGCGGTTAACGAGCGTGAAAGGATATACTGCCATAGCAACCTCCTTTCTTGATTAACCCCAGAAGCCGTTGCCCCAACCGTTCGCGCCGAAGCCGATTCCGTACTGTGCGGCAACACACGTAGGCACGCCGACAATCGGACTGTAGGGTACGGTAGCCGTTTCCGGCAGCTTGCACTTGATCCCGTTGACGTCGTTTTGCAGGCTGTTTACCGCATTCACGATAGGAGTCGTAGCCTGACCTATCATCTGACCGAAAGCGGCCGTCTGATGCTCCTGCGAGAGCTGGTTGAGCAGCGTCGAGTTTCTTTCGCGCAACGCATCGATCTTGTCCTGAAGCGCCTGAGTCTGCATCTGGTCGAGCTTGCCGATGATCGCGTTGGTGTTGGCCGTTCCGGCATCGCGCAGAGCGAGGGTGTTCTGATTCGCCGTGTTGACCAGCGTGTTGGTCTGGTTGCAGGTAGCCAACTGACTCTCGTATCCCTGCTGCTGGATCATCGTGCGAACGTTGCAGCAGCATTCTGCCATTTGTGCGGCAATCTGGTTATTGCCTGCCTGAATGGCGTTGATTACTTGCTGTCCCGTCATTCCGACCTGACCGGCCACTTTGTCGATTGAGCCCTGAAGACTGCAAATCGCGGTCTGGATCTGCTGAACGGAGCAGTTGAGCGACGAGGCAAGCTGAGTGATTGCCGAGCCGTTGCCCTGAATAGCGTTCATCAGCAGTTCACGGCCCGCATCGCCGTTGAGTTGAGCAGGCAGCGAGTTCATGCCATTGCCGCCCCATCCGTTGCCGCCCCAGCAGAAAAACAGCAAGATGATCCATATCCACCAGCAGCCGTCGCCGCCCCATGCGCTTCGGTTGTTGTTGCCGTTCATCAGCGCCGCTACGAGATTCGGGTCCATACCCCGATTCTGCATCA